CTTCTCTGAAGGTGTAGAACTAGTTTGGGATCTTGATAAAAAGGGATTCCGAGCTTTCAACTGGGGTACCGTTGTCGGTATTGTGGTTGAAAAAGAAGAAGAAATAAACCAACTGAGGTGATGTGAACAATTCCACATCATCATAACTAAAGGAGTTAAATAATGGCTATTGATATGAAAAAAATGCGTGCCAAACTGGACGCAGCAAAAAACAAGGGTGGAAAGACCTGGAAACCGAAGATCGATTCGGAAACCAAAGTTCGTCTTATTCCTACCCCGGATGGAGATCCGTTCAAGGAGAAGCATTTTCACTACAATCTAGGCAAACAAAGCGTTCTTTGTCCAAAAAGAAACTTTGATGAAGATTGTCCAGTATGTGAGTTTGCTTCTTCTTTATGGAATGAAGGCGACGACGACAGCAAAGAGATGGCTAAGAAGCTCTTTGTTAGGCAGCGTTTTTACTCGCCAATCATTCTTCGCGATGAGAAAGAGCCTACTGTTAAGGTCTGGGCTTACAGCCAATCTGTTTACCAAGATCTTTTGAGTACGTGTCTCAATCCTGAATATGGAGATATTACAGATATTGAGTCGGGAACTGATTTTACTATCAAATATGAAAAAGGTGATGGCAACTTCCCAAGCACTAAGCTTGTTTATTCGCGTAACCCAAGTTCACTTTGTGGTGATTTGGGTAAGGATAAATGTGCTGAGTTGCTGAGCGATTTGCCTGATTTTGATGAGCTTTACGAACGTAAATCTACAGCTGAGGTTCAGGCGATGCTTGATGCTTGGATGGACTCAGAAGAAAACGAAGGTGCTGATGTTGAGAAATTCTCAGGCAGCACAACTGAGGAAACCAGCGTTGATGGCGCTCTTGATGACCTGAAGAAGGGTAAAAAGAAGAAGTCTGCGTAGGAGTCTTGTGTCTGTGGGGAGATCCATTCATTTGGGTCTCCCCCTTTTTTTAATATCTAGGAGAAAGGATAATGGTAAAAGGTAAAGAAAAACCAAATGCAGTAGATGCCGAAGCACGCCGCAAGATGCTTAACAAACTCGCAGGAGGCAAAGTTGCCTTCAATCTGATGGAGGAAAGTCCATCAGATGTTAAATATTGGATTCGCACTGGTTCAACGTGGCTAGATGCAATCATCGCTCGGGGGCAAATGGCAGGTATTCCAGGTGGGCGTATCACAGAGTTTGCTGGATTGCAGTCTGTTGGTAAATCATACATGGCTTTGCAGATTGCAGCCAATGCTCAGAAAGATTTGGGAATGACTGTTGTGTATGCAGACCCAGAAGGTGGTATTGACCCACAGTTTATGCTCGACGCTGGAGTTGACCTTGAAGAGATCATCTACATTCAGCCACCCGACTTGGAAACGTGGTATGAAATGATAGAAGGAATGCTTAATACCCGCAGCGACGACGAGAAGTTTCTTTTTATTCTCGATTCTTTGGCTTCTCTTCCAAGCAAATCAGATAACGAAGGTGACTACAACCCCAATTCATCGGTTGGTGTTACAGCAAGGATTCAATCTAAGGCATTAAAAAAGCTTACTATGCCGCTGCAACAGGCAGAATCTACATACGTTATTCTGAATCAACTAAAGACCAATATTACAGGTTTAGCAAGTATTCCAAATGCAAAATACGCTACAGACAGTCAGCGCTATATTGCTCCAGGCGGTAAAGCAGCTGAGTTTCATTGTAGCGTTAGAATCTGGCTTACTGGCTCTCAATCCAAGAAGTTGATTGTCTTGGACGACAACGGATTTAGAGTGGGTTCTTATGTCAAAGCAAGAATGGAGAAATCTCGATTTGGCTCGCAGGGTCGTATTTGTGAGTTCAAAATTCTTTGGGGTGACAGGGTCGGGGTTATGGATGAAGAGAGTATTTTGGAAGCAATCAAAGGTGCCGATGAGGTTACTTTGGGATCTTGGAATAAGCTTGTAACTCCAGCTAAAACTTGGAAATGGCAGAAAGATGGTTTTGTCAAAAATATGAAAACTGATCCAGAGTTCAAGAAAACCGTAATGGATATTTTGATGCGTGACGTTGTTTTGGCTTTTGAACAAAAGACGGGAAATGCGAACGACTTCTACGATAAGACACCAGAAGATTTGAAAGAAGAAGATCGTCTCAAGCGCGAAGCTGTCGCAACAGAAAAAGATAAAGATTAAAGCTTAAAGAGGCAAAAATGACTAAGAGAGTAATGATTATTGATGCGTTGAATCATTTTTTGAGATTCTATATCGTAGACCCCAGCTTGTCAACTAATGGTCAGCCACTCGGAGGGCTCAAAGGGTTCTTCAAGGGGATGCAGAAGTTATGTCGTGAAATCAAGCCAGATGCTATTGTTGTTGTGTGGGACGGCGCAGGTGGCAGCAAGAAGCGAAAAACAATGCATAAGGGCTACAAGGCAGGACGTAAGCCTATTCGACTCAACCGAAACATTGACTTGACAGATGAAGAAGAGAAGAACAATAAGTTCTGGCAGTTAAACAGAACAATGGAATATCTCAATCTTACCCCTGTGATTCAACTTATGGAAGATGGAGTAGAGGCGGATGATTTGATTGCTTTGACTTGTCAAATGCCTCGTTTTAAAGGATGGAACAAGATCATCGTTTCAGCTGATAAGGACTTCTTTCAACTTGCCGACGATGAAACGATCATATACAGACCAACACAAAGTGAAGTGCTCAACAAGAACCACATCATAGAAAAGTTCGATATTCATCCTGTCAATTTCGCACTAGCACGCTCTATGGTGGGAGACTCATCAGACAACTTGCCTGGAATCAAAGGAGTTGGCTTGCCTACGGTTGCTAAGCGTCTCCCTTTCTTGAGAGAAGAGAAAGAATATGAAATCAGTGATGTCGAGGAATACTGTAAAAAAGTAGATAGCAAACTCAAGATCTATGAATCTATTTTGTCTAATCTTGATACGGTCAAGTTCAATCTGAAAATGATGCAGCTTAGCTCTCCCAGTATCTCCTTTCAAACTAAAGAGCGTGTCAACTATGTTTTCGACAATGCTTATTATGGAGTGAACAAAACTGATTTTGTAAAAAATGCTATTCAAGATGGCTTTGGTGTTGTTAAGTTTGATGAGTTGTTCGCTTTGTTTAACAGAATAGCTAACGACAACAAAGAGGTTGACTAAGAAAAAAGTCTGTACTATACTAACCAACTCAAGGAGATTCCCTAGATGAATAAAGAAAAGACAGGATTTGCAAGTTTTGGCAAATCTTTTCAAGAACGCCTTGCGCAGCTGATCTTAGATGACGCCCCGTTCGCAAACCAAGTAGGAGAAGTTCTTGATTTTAACTTTTTTGAACTAAAATACTTACAACTATTTGCAAAATTGGTTTACGACTTTAAAGAAAGTTACGGTAAACATCCGAATCGCCCTTCTTTTGAAACCATCCTAAGAAACGATATCAAAGAAGAAAACGATTCTATTCAGAAGCAGGTTAGAGAGTTCTTTGCACGCATTTCGTCTGGTGCGGTGAAGAGTGTTGATGAAGATTACATTAAAGAAAAGTCTCTTGACTTCTGTCGCAAGCAGAAGTTGAGGGAAGCGTTTGTTCAAAGCATCGATTTAATGGAAGGTGCTGACTTTGATGAGATTAGTAAGATCGTTAACGATGCTCTGAAGCTTGGCTCTGATAACGATGTTGGTTATGAGTTCATCGATCAGTTTGAAGATAGATACTCGTTTAAGGCGCGCAATCCAGTTTCCACTGGTCACGATGTTCTTGATCGCCTAACTCAAGGTGGCGTTGGGTCTGGCGACCTTGGAGTTGTTATTGCTCCAACTGGCGCTGGTAAATCAATGTGTTTGGTCGACATGGGTGCAGCTGCTGTACTCGCAGGTAAGAACGTCGTCCACTACACTTTAGAGCTTGCTGACGAGATGGTTGGGCTTCGTTATGATGCTAGAATCACTGGCGTTGGACTCGACGCCTTGAGGGCAATGAAAGACGATGTTTTCGACGAAATCAAAGATGTTCCAGGTAAGCTGATAATCAAAGAATATCCCACGAAATCAGCTTCTACAGAGACTATTAAGAACCATATTGAACGTTTAATACAAAGAGGCTTCAAACCAGATTTAATAATCGTTGATTACGGAGATCTTTTGAAGCCAAAAAGGTACTCAAAAGAGAAACGCAATGATCTAGAAACTATCTATGAAGAGCTTCGTGGAATCGGGCAAACTTATAAGTGTCCAGTATGGACTGCGTCTCAAACTAATCGTTCTGGCTTAAACGCTGAAGTGATTACGATGGAGGCAATTTCTGAGGCATTCTCAAAATGCTTCGTTGCAGATTTCATTTTTTCTTGCTCAAGGACGATTGCGGACAAACAAGCCAATAGTGGTAGATACTTTATAGCCAAAAACCGATATGGACCTGATGGGGTCATCTGCCCAATTTTTATGGACACTGCTCGTGTAAAGATTGAGGTTTATGAACCAACTGGGGAAACAAAGGATGAGATTGAGAAAGCATCTGCTAAGGAACAGGAACTTCGTATGAAAGAGAAATACAAGAAGATTAAAGAAGCTAAAAACAAAGACTAGGGAGGTCTAAATTAAATGCAAGTGTCTGACGAAATAAAAACACCTTGGGGCGAAATCGGTTACATTACTTATAAGAGAACATATTCAAGAAACTTGAAAGAAGGGACCGACATCAAAGAAGAATTTTCTGACACTATTGAACGAGTTTTGAAAGGGTGTAAAAAACAGTTAAAAACGAACTTTACCGAGGAAGAAGAGAACGAACTAAGAGAGATATTTCTTTCTCTGAAAGGTATCGTCGCAGGAAGATTTCTTTGGCAACTTGGAACTAAGACAGTTGACAATCTTGGTCTATTAAGTTTACAAAATTGTGCCTTTACAACAGTAGACCATCCTATCGAACCTTTTACTTGGGCAATGGATGCTTTAATGTTGGGTTCTGGAGTTGGTTTCAATATTCAGAGAGAGTATGTTTATCAAATACCAAAGGTTCAAAAGAAAAAGATTGTCATAGAAAGAATAGAATCAAAAGATGCCGATTTTATTGTTCCTGATTCGAGGCAAGGGTGGGTGAAGTTGTTGGGTAAGGTTTTGAAATCATACTTTTTATCTGGTAGAGGGTTTTCTTATTCAACAATATGTGTCAGAGGTGCTGGAACTCCTATTAAGTCTTTTGGAGGAACAGCTAGTGGACCAGAGATTTTAGTCGAAGGTATCGCTAACATTTGCAAAGTATTGGATAATAGAAAGGGCAAAAAAGTACGTCCTATTGATTGTTTAGATATAATGAATATCATTGGCAGCATTGTGGTTGCAGGAAATGTCAGAAGGTCGGCACAAATTGCTATTGGCGACATGGATGATTTTCAGTTTTTAAATGCTAAGCGTTGGGATTTAGGTAATATTCCTAACTGGCGTTCTAATTCGAATAATTCGGTTGTATGTAATGATTTTAATGAATTGCCAGATTTATTTTGGCAAGGATATCAAGGAAACGGAGAACCTTATGGGTTGATAAATCTTAAAAATGCAAGAAGAATGGGGCGTACAGGAGAAACAGAATATGAAGATTTGGGAATAGCTGGATTTAATCCTTGTGCTGAACAAGGTCTTGAATCTAGAGAAACTTGTTGTTTGGCAGAGGTGTTTTTGCCTAATATTTCTTCTAAAGAAGAGTTGTTAAAAGTAGTTAAGTATTTGTATAGAATCAACAAACATAGCTTGAATTTAAAGTGCCATCAAAAAGAAACCGAAGACATTGTTCATAAAAATATGAGAATGGGGATTGGAATTACTGGTTTTTGTATGTCTTCAGAAGAACAAAAAAGTTGGCTAAATGAAACATATAAAAAACTTCGCAAGTTTGATGAAGAGTATAGTACACAGCACAATTTTCCAAGAAGTATAAAACTGACTACTGTCAAGCCAAGTGGGACTTTAAGTCTTCTTGCAGGAGTAACTCCTGGCGCCCACCCTGGGTATTCTACTTATCATATTAGAAGAATACGCATCGCTTCTGATAGTTCTTTAGTAGAGGTGTGTCGTAAAAATGGTTATAAAGTAGAATATGCTAAAAACTTAGACGGCACAGAAAATTACAATACTGTTGTAGTGGAATTTCCTTGTAGTTTTCCTGAATACACTGTAGTGTCTAAAGATCTTTCTGCTATTGAACAATTAGAAATAGTTAAAACTTTACAAAAAGAATGGTCAGATAATTCTGTATCAGTTACCATTTATTACAAAATAGAAGAA